TTTACTGTATCAGTTACCTCATCAGATATTGCTGCAGGTACACTTGTTACAGAATCAGAAGGTATTTCATCAAACGACAACGATACAACAATTCCAACATCAGCAGCAGTCAAAGACTTCGTAGATGGTCAAGGCTTTGCAGATATTGGATTAATAATAGCACTAGGATAAGAGGAATAATATGGCAAATGTATTCAAAAATGGTTATCTAGATGGAACAACATCACTAGCAGATTTAGTACCTGCTTTAGATGCAAACCATACAGCAATCGTTTTAGCACTTAGAGCAACTAATGTAGATGGAACTAATGATGCTACTGTAGATGTAAGAGTAGTTGATGGTTCTTCAGGAGATAGTTATTTAGCAAAGACAATGAGCGTACCTGCAGATACATCACTTGATGTTCTAGGTACATCTAAATTAGTCTTAGAGGCTACTGATAAAATCCAAGCATTAGCATCTGCAACAGGTGATATAGAATTTTTTGTAAGTTATCTTGAAATAACAGATTAGGAGTAACCAATGTCGTTTGGATATTTGGGAGATACTTCTACCAAGATAAAACAACAGAAGAAGAATGAAGGTATTCTTACTGTAACTGATGTACGAGAACTAGAAAATTTAGGACAACTAGGTGGTTCTTTACAAAAATTAAAAACAGTATCTGCAAGTGGATTAACAAACGTAGACTTTACAGATATAGATAGTGTTCATCAATATCAACAATTAATATTTTATGGAACAAGTATTGACCCATCAGGAGATGGAACAGGTTATCTAAGGTTTTCTAATGACAATGGAAGTAGCTTTAGAGCATCAGGTTATTACTATGCAGTAATGATTTTTGATGGTGCAGGAAATGATGATACAGCAAAAAGCACAAGTGCTAATCAAATAGAATGGGTTTTTGGTAATGGTGGTGCATCAACTAATGAAACACAAAACTTTTTTGTTTCAATACATAATCATGACAAAAGCGATAGATATACTTTTGCAGATTATAGAGGCACAGGTATAGATACTGGTGGAACTATTTTAACTACACATGGTTCAGCATCTTATGGAACTGCAGAAACTCACAATGCTTTTAGATTTTTAAGTGGTGGTGGTGGTACACTAACAGGAGAATTTACATTATATGGATATAAAACGATAACATGAGTGCATTAAGACTTTTACATGAAGAAAATATAACCTCAGCAGTTAGTCAAGTAAATATACAAGAAGTATTTACAACAGAATATACAACATATAAGGTTACTGCCAATGGTCTTTCTACTGATGGAACTACACATGGAACAATAGGTGGTAGATTATTGCAAGGTTCTGTAGGTAATACTTTAAATGTTCATGATTTTGCATTTGCATTTTTAGCACCAAATACAAGTTTTACAGATGAGAAGTCTGAAAATGCACAATCATTTAGTAACATGTTTGCGTATTTTACTGACCAAGCACCTGAAACAAACTTTGCTAGTTTTTACATACACAACCCTGCAAAGTCAACTTGTTATACATTTATACATGGAAATAGTGGTTCTGCTTACTCAGGAATACAAAGGTATCAAAAATATGTTGCTGCCTATACATCAACAAAAACATTTGATGGTATACAACTTAATATGGGAGCAGATGTAAGTAGCGGACAAATTTGTGTATATGGATATAGGGAGAATACTATCTAATGGGATTAGTCGAAAGAGATTATTTTGAAATATCAGGAGCTGTAGCAAGTGTAAAAATTGGTGCAGGGTCAAGTGGTAGTAGTAGCCATAACTTTGCCATCAATAATAACAATCCATATATTTTAGTTATGACAGATGTAGAAGTAGCCACAGATAACCAACCTCTTTTTATGAGAGTAACAGAAAGTGGTACAGCACAAACTGATAGTGAATATGATTACAGTTATAGTTTCTTAAAAGCATACGCATCATTTTCTGAAAGTGGTTTTGCAAACCAAAGTTATTTCTTTTTAGCACAAATAGGAACTCCTGCACAAGAACAACAAAATGGTGTTATAACAATTTATAATGCTTTTGATAGTAATGAACACACAATGATTCAACACGAAAGTTCTTATTGGACATCTATATCAAAACTTGCAGGTGCAATAGGAAGTGCTGTATATACACAAGCATCATCTGTAGATGGTTTTGAAATAGCAGCAGTGAGTGGAAATTTAGATAAAGGCAAATTTGTTTTGTACGAGGTAACATAGATTATGAGTTCTTATATACCAAAAGATGGAGTTACACAAGCCTTTAGAGATAACAAAGGTGTGTTATCACCTAATCAAATAATTGATTTAGATAATCAAAATAAATATACCAAGTTTGGACAGATAGAATTAATAGGAGAAACATCATTATCAGGTGCTGCAGCAAGTATTGATTTTGATAATATTCAAGAAGATGTATACAATGTACATATTTTACATGCTTTGAATTTAGCACCTGCAAATGACAACCAACAAGTTGGTTTAAGATTTAAAGTAAATGGCTCAGTTGATAGTGATAATGATTATCATAGAGCAGTTTTTACTATTGCAGGAGATGGTGGTGTAGATGACAGTAGAGATACAGCTATTAACAGCATGATGCTTACTTTTAATCAAGGTAATGCTACAAATGAAAAAGGTCATGCTATTTTTCACATGTACAATCTTGGAGCTTTTGACAAAGTAAGTTACATAAATATGCGTAGTGTCAATCAAAACAATGGTAATACATTAAAAGCACAGTTTGGTGCTTATTGCTATGATGTAACTGCTGCTGTAGATGGTTTAAGTTTTATCATGACAAATGGTAGTAATATTGCTACAGGTACTTTTAGATTATATGGAGTGAGGTTTGCATAATGGCTACTAATTTACAATTTTTAAAACAAGCTATAAATACATCAGGTCGAATAACATCTTTTGAACTTACAGATTGTTTTCCGAGTATATACAAAGTTTTTCAAGTGCATTGTGAGGCAACTACTTATTCAGATTTAGCAAGACAAGTAGATGTAAG